ATTTACATCTTCGTGTTTAATTCCCTTCTCTAGCCAATGGTTTTTTATTTCGTTTACATATTTTGCGTGCATATTCCAAAGTGAAGAAAGTATCAAATGCTTTAATTCATCACTAGATAACTTACTAAAATCATTATCTAAAAACGATTGAAATTTATCATAGCAAACATCGGATTTAAACCTCACAAAATCCGCACACATTCTAGATTTAGTTTCGTCGTATTTTGAGTGAGAGAAAAATTTAAGAAACATTGCTTCTTGTTTTACACGTTGCAAAGTTGAAAATATATCATGCGATTTTAAAGACTTAATATCTTGTGCTTTCTCTTTACGTTTAATCAATGAAGTAAACCATGCAGACATAGGTTTATGGAAGTAATAAAGAATCACAACCAATACAACCAATACGAAAATCATTCCGCTTGATAATTTAGAATTTAGTATCGATTGTAGTTCTTGCATTAGAATGGACCTTCAGATACTACAGGGTTATAATCGATCTCAGGTAAAGTCAATAACCAAGCATCACATGGTATAGACTCCGCTTGTGCTAATGTACATCCGTTTACTTCTTCATTTGAGATAAACCAAAGCCCGTTCGCATCTAATTGTGGATTGAATAACTGACCTTGGAACCCCCATACTTTGCCGATAAGGATATTTTTTTGTTCTAGTGTTAATTGTCTTACTTTTGTCATAGTTTAAAATGTTGGGTAGAACTTCCCAGCTCCACTATTATATAATGCTGTTACTTCTGTTGATGTTAATTCTTTATTCCAAATATTTAACTCGTCTATTTTTGTATTTGATGGTGCATAATAACCATCTTGTACACCATTAGGCATTTTAATTGCTCCTATCGTGGGAGTAGTTGTGTTCACCCCACTTGTGTAATACACTGGATTAACAGCATCAGTATTGCTAGCTACCAATGTACCATTCAAATATATTCTACTTCTACCACTTGAACGTGTTACGGCAATGTGAAAAAACGTGTTATAACCCATTGAATAGCCAGTAGCGTACGTTAGGATAGGCATTGTGCTTTTGTCACCTATTCTAAATTGTATTACGTCACCAAACAATGTAACCCAAAAACCACCTGCCGCACTAAACCATGATGTAGCACTCATATTATTAAAAACAGGAATAGCATCAATGCCAGTGTAACCAGTTGGTAATAAAGTCCAAGCACTAACTGAAAAATCTGTTGTTAGTGAATTAAAAGAACCTGTAGGTAAATCAATGCGGCTATTCGTACCATTAAAAGTAAAAGCATTTCCACTCTTACCACCACTATAAGTTAAACCACCTTGTACAGTTCCGTTGTAATTACCTAAAGAGTCATTCCCATTTGATTCACCTTTATATACAGCATATAAGCTAGTTAAGAATGGACTTCCACCACCACGCATAGCAGTCGCCTTCAACGTTGGTACGTGATTATTAAGCACTCCGTATCCGTAGAACATTCTACCCTAAGATTAAGTTAACTGATCCACTTGTTAAGTCAACACCACTGAATAATACACCTTGACCTGTAATCAATGCACCAGCTTTAACGGCAGTTCCTGGAGTAGTAATGTATGTACTCTTAACATCTGTACCGCCAACTTTAATAGCGTTGAATACTGTATCTTCTAATACGAAAATTCCAGCAATTGTAGCGGTTACTTCCGTTGTGTCATTAACTAATTTAGTTCCTTTCGTAGCAACTAATCTATCTAAATTTGGTAAACTCATATCTTATTTTATTATTTTAATTTCTAATTGTGCGACATCTAGTAGCGAGTCTGATAGTGAAGCTGCTGTACTATCCGAAGTGTAAAATGTTATCACTGTTGTAGACGTTCTATAAGCTCCTATATTAGTACCTGCTCCACTAGCTCCTAACGATATATTTATAAAAGTTTTACTAGCTGTAAATAAAGCACTAGATGCTGTTAATGTATACTCTCCTGCAGCAGCCCTAGCAAAGGTAAAAGTTTGAGTAACCTCTGTTTCGTAGCTATAATCTACAGTTGGTGCCGCTGTACCTGTTTGTGATAATGTAAATAAGATAGTTTTGAATGGTCTTATCTCCGCGCCTGTAACTGACTTAGTGTCGTATGTTGTACCATTATAGTCAGATACCATCACTAAATCACTATCTTCTAGTTGTGCTGCCTTCGGTGTTAGTTCGCTTATCTTTTTGTCTGCCATCTTTTTCTATCTTCTTAAGATATAACTCTAATTTAATAATATTGTTTTGCTTAGGCTTGTATACCTCTCTAATCATATATACCAATTTGATAAATAATTCTTTTTTTGTGGATTAACATCCCCGTTTGTGTTGCTTTGATATTCAGGAAATAAAGTTTCGTTATCACATATGTAATCTAAGAATCTTTGCGCGTAATTTTCAGCAATACGTTTTTCTTTCTCAATCAAATAATCAACCTCCTCTTTACTTACAATTTCAGCGTTTTCAGAGCTATGCTTATAAAGTCCTTTATTAGAAATTGAATAAGCTGCGAATGGCAAGTACTCAACCATAGTAAAGTGGATTAACATCGGTTTTAAATACGTATTTACCAATGTAGCATAATTACCACTCAATGTACTTGCTGTAATATCTGACTTAATTTTAGTCATTAAGTCAGTCCCCACGTATTGCAACACCCAAATATCTTGAGCTATCTTAATAAATGGTATTACCTTATCCGCATCAACATTACCATTTAATGCTGTGTACGCTTGCAAATCTGCTTTCCCTATTAATAATGCTTCTGCCATAATTATTTAACGTCTGATGGTAAATTTGGATTGTTAGGATGAAATCCTTTTAGTGGTTGATTATTTGTTTGTATAGATACTTGATAAGGATTAGTTATTTTATATCCCATAATCTCTGCTTTTCTTGTCCCTATCTTTCTTGCTTTTGGACTATTTACATCTACATTCTGACCTTCTAAACTTGCAAATGTTAATCTTTTAAAAGAATGCTTGCATCGCGGTCCACCATGGTACAAAAATACATTGTAAGGCTCGTTATTATGTTCAAAACCAGGATTAACTAATTTAGAGTCCATACTTTCTAAATCTTCTCTACGATATACTTTTTTAGTACTCATCATTACTCTACAGAAGTCCCTTTGTGGATTAGCATTACCTGTGTATTGGTATCTTACTTTCCATTGAATACCATCGATAACTTTGTCCTGTTTGCTATTTGCATTTGGACGTGCTACACCACTAGAAACAAAATCTAATACTTTAGATAACATTGTTTTTTTAGGTTGTAATTGCATATCCAATTCATCCTCTAAATCGTAATCAACGTCTCTTTCATCTACTAGTATCCAATCCTCTGAAATATCTTCACCAATTGTATCTAAATGCATTTCAAGTTCTGACTTTTCAGCACTCATTTCAACGCCTGTCTCTTCTTTTACTTGCTCTGTAGATTGTGCGTTTGATAAGTCTACAAACTCCAAAGGTTGTAAAGTCTTAAAGAATAACTTTAATGATACACCATTAAATGATAAAATGCTATCTAACGCTTCTAATAATACTTCTTGTTTAGGTCTTATTACCATGTTATCAAATAGTATCACACTATTCTTTAACTCATCTGCATTTGAACTAAATCCTGTGTTTGTAGCAATACCAAAAATAAGTGGGGATGTTACGCAATGACCTGTTAAAATCTTACTTCTACACTCGTCTGACAAATATTGATAATGGTCCGCCGCATCTTGAAGTGGAACGCTATCGATTGTAGTCTTTTTAGCTTCATCTTCATTAAATGAAACTACTACTTTTTTACCCGTTGAGCCAGTTAATTTGTTTATTGTAGCTCTTGCAATTTCGTCTTTCTGTTCGTCTGTAGGTGTGCCATTATTAAAGTTTACAATAGTCGTTGGACTGAATCCATTTGTAACTTCATTAATAAGGTATTCACTAATTTTTTCTTCTAATACAGTATATTCTAATGCACCCTGATAGTCAACTCTACTGAAGTATTTTGCGCCTACAGAATAAGGTTGTATCATCAATATCTCTATCTCACTTTTACCCTCACCAAATGCATCAAATCTTTTAGGTACAAACTTTTTAGGATCTTCCCAATTATCAGAATAGTAATAACCTACAATATTTCCGTCTTTATCGCACTTCTCAGGTCGTAATAATTGTACAGGAATGTGGTATACCTTTACAACGTTCTTATGTCCTTTGTCATAATGTACTTGAAAAGCACCCTGACCTAACAAATACAAGTCTTGGATTACTCTACGCAAATCATTCGCTGTAAATAACGTCAACATTTGAGCGTAATCATTTGGCTTTTTAGACGCATCTAACGCACTCAATCCTTTTCCGTATATTAATCTACTAATATTGTTTACAACGGCGCTATGTGTAGCACTATTGGAATATCTATCGATTAAGAATTGGAAATAATTATTATCTTCTCCATAGTTTACCCATTCATTACGCTTGTCTTCCGTAACTATTGGCGATGTATATGCAGATAATTCTATAACGTGGTTGCTAGTCATTTAATATAAATTGGTTTGTTGTTGTATTTTCTATGTATTTACCATCGTTTACACTATAATCTCTTACATCTTCAAAACCTAATGA